CCAGCAAGTTTTCCCTTAACTTCATAACGAGCATCATAAACAAGTTGCCTTGCTTTTTTTTCAATTACAGCAGCAGCATTCCCCATTGGTTGAACTGCTTCAACAATATTGTTTGTCATTTGAAGATTAATTACTTACTTTTTCTATACTTATTTATGAATTCTATCCCGTAACTGCTACCAGGGACCATAGTTTCTACATATCTTCTGTGACTATCAGTCCCAACAAGTCTCTGATCTGCTGGCACACCACTTATGTTTGTAACATTTGTAATTTTCTTTGTTTCCATTACATCTTTAATCCAAGACTTAAACATAATATTGTCTTCGGTCACACAGATTAGATAATTAGTTCCACGACGAATAATCCGGCCAATTAAACCAGTATTCAGATTTTCTACCAGTTGGCCAATTCTAAAAATTGCTTCACTAATATAATTTTCACGAAGAGTTCGTGCATCAAATTTAGGAGCAATCTCCCACACTTCGGCAACTTGACCCTGAACCCCCATTGATGCACGAACGGTATCAAAAATTTCACGTGCCTGTTTTGGTTTCATTTCGGGAGGCATTCCAGAGCGAAACGTTTTGAAATCATTTTCGGCAGCGGCAAGTCTCATTCTTGATGCAGAGAGACCCTCCACACCATCAGAATCTGGATCTCTGTCACCAGCAGAAATAACTTCAATATTATCAAATTGATAAAGATTATTGTTGTAATTATTAGCAAGTTTATCAAACTCTTTAACTCGATCAGCGCCGCCGACAATTCTTACATTTGCATATCCATCATTATGTGCCTTTTTCAGAACATCAAAAATAGTTTTTGTATTTCCATCATTTACAATTCGCTCACTGTGTTGAGGGAACATTTGACGCATCAGTGATACTTTTGTATCAGGATCAAGAGGGTTCTTTTTCTTGTCCTGACTACGTGATGGTACAATCATATAATCACTCTGCTCTTGTTCTGCAGAAGATGCAGCAGTATCCATCAGTTGAAGGTGTCCCAGATGTGGCGGATTGAAACGTCCAAATGCAATCGTCAATGTGCCTTTAGTTTTTTCGACTGGTAAAAAGTTTTGTGGAGGTGCCTCTTGTGTTTGTTGCTCTGCTGATGGTGCCTCTGGAGCTGGTTCTTGTTGGACTTGCTGGGCAGGTTGCTGTCTTAAAGAAGGATCCACAAAGTTTGGATCTGATATATTCTTGTCTAATGAAGTTTGATTTGGATCTCTTCCACCAACTACCTGTCTTTTATTGAAAAAAACTAACTTACCCTGAACAGTTTTTGCTACAAACTCACCTTGCTTATCATACCAGTCGCCATGACCATTTCCCTTCAAATTCATGCGAGCTGCTTGTTGAGAAGCTAAAGATGCAGCTGCTTCGAATAGAAATTGGGAAAAATTTTTCATTACTTGTTTTTATTTTTACGAAGTTCCGAAGTTATTGCCCTTTCATTAGAAACAATATATTCTAAAACACTCTTTCTAATCTTTATATATTTATTCTTATCAAGTTTTTTCTTATTTTGATCTATTTGTTTTTTCAGAGTCGTGTAAACATACATGGTAAAAATTTTAAAATCTTTACCACCAAAGTCTGATATTAATGATTTGATATAGGAATCAACCATTGGTTTTATTGATATTTAGAATGCCCAAGAGAGGACTCGAACCTCCACTCCGAAGAACATGATCCTAAGTCATGCGTGTATACCAATTTCACCACTTGGGCATTATTCGCTATTTGCGAATAGCGAATGGAGAATACCAGAGTCGAACTGGTGACTGATGCTTGCAAAGCATCCGTTTTACCACTAAACTAATTCCCCTCACTTTTTCTAACTTGTTTGGCACTCCAAGCAACTAGTGCCATAAGAGCAAAATAAAATAGATAATCGTCTATCATCACAAGGAAGAAAATAATAGAACCACCAATCCTCAGATAATCTGGGAGTGGTAGTTTACTAGCAACCCACCGTACTTGTTTCTCAAAGATAAAATATAGGGGTGCTAGTGCAGTGACCACAAACTCACTATAAGGAACTACAAAGTATAGAGAAAGAATTACAAAGATTGGAAAATAATGTCTCTCAGGTATTCTTTTCAGATAAGAAACATACAGATTAATCCACCCCTTTCGGGTACGTGGTCTGTTTTTCCAGAACTTTGTAATCTTTCTCATATCTTATATTTAATTAATCAAATCAATGTCTTCAATCTGATCGTCAAGAAAATGAAGAACTTCTCGTAAATTTATAACCCGAATTGGTGCATAGTTTTCACTGTATCCAACTTGTGCCTGATAAACTGCTTCACGTACTGCATTAGCAGTTCCAATATCCATTTTAAGTGTAATTTTTTTCATCTGTCATCAGCGGCGCGATTTTCGGAAAAATAAACATCAAAGGCACCTTCAGGATAACGCTTGAGGAGTTTTTGCACATTACGAGCAACCACATCATCAAGTGTTACATCAAGCGCCATACAAGCTTGAGCAACATACCACATAATATCGCCCAGTTCGATAATCAGATGCTCACGATTATCTTCGTTATAAGGTTTGCCTTGAAAGATCATTTTCTTTACAATTTCCATAAACTCACCACCTTCGGCATTGATGCCAACGGCAGCAGTCAACAGTCGTTCAATATTAGCACCTTTCTCATCCAGTGCGACAAGACGATCAGAAAGGGAGAGGAAGTCTTTGGACGCATCAGAAGTTACGGCATCCACAAACTCGGCATACTTATCAAAATTAACGTGTCTAGCAGTTTCCATTAAAATTTAAATCCTTCAAACGACTTTTTAGGTTTCTTGTCTTCATCATTATACTCATCATCCTGCCCGCTGTCAAGTATATCCTTCTGGGCAGTTTGCTCACAATCATAAAGACGCATCTTAGCACGGTCAATGCCTACAATGAAACGCTTGTAGATTGTTGGGTCATTGTATCGATTTTTCAATTGCTTCACCATAATTTGTCCCAACTGCTCAAGCTCTTCAGTGCTAATAAGGGCAAACATAAGATCAGCAGTAGCAGGCAAACCAAAGGATTCAGAAGTATCAGTAAGTTCAACATCGCTACTACCATAACCTGAACGAGTGGTCTGAGTAGCGGATACAATTGGGACATTAAACTCGACGGCGAGCCCCCTAAGTTCTTCAGCAATTGCTTTGATATAAGAATATGAATTGACAGAAAGGTTCGACTTATACCTGCTGGAAGCACATATATTAAGGTAATCAATGAAAATAATATCAGGTCTAAATGACTTCTTAAGTGCAAGTTCATTAAGTAGTGCCTTAAAGTGTCCACTATGGGCAGAGGCAGTCGGGTATTCTTTAATTATAAGGGTTCCTTGTGTCTTCTTTGAGATGTTTGTAACCTTGTTTTCAAACATTTGGCGTGGAAGATCAACCAGTTGCTGAATCGGGACATTGAGAAGGTTTGCATCAATTCTTTCTGCAATTCGCTCTTCCGCCATTTCAAGAGTGATATACAGTACGGACCTGCCCTGTAGCAGGACGGAGCTAGCCAGATGACACATGAACAATGATTTCCCAACACCCGTTCCAGCGAGAGCAATATTGAGAGTCTTGTTAGGAAGACCACCTTTCGTGATTTTGTTGAAATATTCCAAATCAAATTCGATCTTATCTTCTTTATGGTGATAGAATTCATATCTCTCCTCATAGTTCTGAAGATAGTCGTGTCCAATATTATTATCGAAACTTACCGCCAGTGCATCAGAGAGAATACTTGGAATTGCATCACGATTCTTATCTTTATTGTTTCCATCAGCAATATGAATCGATTCCATCAGTGCAAGATAAATTGCACGGTCACGGCACCACTTTTCAGTCGTATCAAGTAACCATTGCTTATCAACAACAGAATCATTGAGAGAGTAATTAATCTCTCTAATTTCTTTGATTTGATCTTCTGTTAAATCAGTGCGATTCTCTACTTCAATGTTCAGTGCTTCGATGGTGATTGCTGAACCATACTTAACAATAAATTGAACAATTTCCTCAAAAATGACCTTTTCGGTCTTTTGCTCAAAATAATCTGGTTGTATAAAAGGTATGACCTTACGGGAATAGTCTTCATTAAATACTAGGTTTCTGAGAATGGTTGTCTCAATTCGTTCCATAAGAGAATTGTTGTTTCGCGGCAGCATCAAGTTGCTGCATTACTTCTTCGGTGAAATACTGATCGGGATTTTTTAAGATCTCCTTCGCATAAAGTTTCTTACCATTGATCTCATAACGCCCCGCAACATTTTTCCAGAGTCCAGCGAGTTCCCCGAGTTCCAGAAGACCATAATAGCGATCAAGACCGCGCTCATCATAAAATAGACGGACTTCAACTTGCTGGTTCTCCTTACTCAAACGCGATTTGTGAGTCTTAGCCTTGATAATATTTCCGACCACTTCTTTTCCATCCTTCTCTTTCGATTTGCTGAGATAGATGATCGTAGATGCTGCGTATTTGAGTCCAGAACCTCCTCCCATTTCTTTAGTTGGAACGTAAGCTCCGATGACATC